TTTAGTAATATAGGGAGCTATTGCCGTTGCAATTACCTCTCCAATTGTCTCTTGAATATCTCCGATTGCATTATTTAGCTGTTTCATCTGACCAGTTGTGGTTTTGGCCACTGTTTCTGCGATTCCTTTAAAATTCTTGTCTAATTCTTTAGCTATGATATTTACTTTCTCCATTGGAGTCTTTGCGGCGTTAAATGCGGCCTTTGCCTCTTCTCCAATTACAACCCCATATCTTGATAAGGCGCCTATTCCAGTTGTCATTGATTTTCCGACGGCTATGGCTATTGTTTCTAAATCCTGTGTAGTTCCTGATGTCTTTTCAAGAGACGCGGCCATATCAAGTATTCTTGGAGTTAAAGTTCTGATTGCTTTATCATTTAATTGAAAAGTGCTTAACATTCCCATCGCCGATATTGTCTGTTCATCTCCAAAAGTTGTAACCCTTTGCAGTTCCCTAGCATATCTTTTTAATCCATCAACATTTTCATCTGTCATCCCTTTTATATTTTTTAATCCTGCTGTCAATCTTGCTTCTGCTCTTTCCTGAATTCCGTAAACATCAATCATTTTTTTTGCTGCATACATCATCCCTCCAAGGGCGGCGGTTCCTCCTAATATTGCTCCTCGATATTTATTTAATCCAGCCCTGACTTTTTGAAGGGATTTTCCAAACCGACTCATTGTCTTTGAAGCCTTATCCTGAGCCGTTAAAACTACTTGTAGATTCATTTTAGCCATATTATTGCAAAGCGTTATCTATTCGTAATTTGATCACAAGAAGATCAATAAACCATTCAGGTTGATTACGAAAAGTCCAATGATCCCACTTCATGTAGTCACAAATGATTATCTCTAATAATCTTAGATCGATATTTTTTATTTTTTTTCCTTTCCTTAGACTATAATACTGATCAGCTAATTTTTTTTTTCATTTTCTGACCAATTTGATTCTTCTATTGATTTAGTAAGGTTCTGAAGAATAAAATCATAATCCTTGCCATGCATTTTAAAAATTTTCCCAACTATATTTTCTTTACTTCCGTTAATGCTAACCACTCCTCTTTCGAATATAATCTTTTGTGCTTTTTGGGGATCGACAAAGGCAATATCATTTTTGTCTCCTCCCAAAAAATAGGTATAAATAATAATTTTTTGTTTTCCAATTGGTGTTGTTATTTCTTTTGTTTCTCTTTCCATAACTTTACAAATTTAATTGATTATATTAAGATTAGAACTAAAGGTCGACCTTTCTTAATAACCTAATAGATATGACTTTCATTTCATTGAGTAAAAAAGTTAAAATCAAATGCCCTAATTGTCAGTACGAAGGACAAGGTAAGCTCTACACGCCCGGATCAGTCCTAATAACTTTCATTTTGCTTCTTTTTTTTATCATTCCCGGATTGCTTTATTCTGCTTGGCGAACTTCTGCCAGATATTACGGCTGTCCTAAATGCAGATATAGATATGTAGTCAGACTTAATAACTCGAAATCTCGTTAATCAGATAGCAATCATCAAAAATCTTTGATGTGGCTGTATCGTAATAAGCGGTAAAGTTAAGGCTCTGGCTGACAATATCGTCCAAGCTTTTGTCAACTTCCCACTCTTCGAATATTACCTTTTTGAAGTCTACTCTAAAGGTCGGATTTGAAGTAGCGCCGATAGTTCTGTCGGTGTTTTTTAATTCAATCCTTACTGCTTTAACATTTCCATCGAGAGCGTAATTTCTGAAATTCTTGTCCTCATAATTCAATGTTATCCTACCAGTAATCCTGAGAACAGTATTTAAAATATCCGAAGATTCAAGAGATCCAAGCTTATTGTCCCTAATAAGATTTTTCTCAATCGTCAGTTCCAATTCTTTCAAAGAAACTTTACTGGCCGCATCCAGTCCAGCTAGGCTACTATCGACCTTAAAGCTCAAATGCTTCGAGGTGAATTTATTTTCCGAGACATAAGAAGGCGTCAAGGTTGACCAGCTTTCTGACTGATGAGACTGGAATCCTGCTGTAAAAGTAATAATTTCACCCAAAGCAGCCTTTATAGTCAAACTATTAAGCATTCCTCTCTTGAAAATCAAAGTGTCATCCGGATCTTTGTAAATAATTGACAGAGAATCATGCTGATTGTCGTTCTGGAGCGTAAAAGTATGCTTATAAGCAGTTGTTTCTTCTACTGCTGAAGATACTTCGCCCAAAGCGGCCAAAAGGATTAGCCCAAATGATTTGTCTCTAACTTCGGCCTCTATTTCTCCTTCGGCCCAAGCTTCGGTTATATAACCAGTGGTTTCACCGGCAATATTGCCTAAACTTTCGCCACTTTTTGTTAGATTGACTTTATTATCAAAAGTAAAGCCAAGTTTAGGAAGCCAATAATCAACACTGCCGGGATAGGTTCCCCGTGTCGACTCTTTGGCAAGTCCTATTTCCGTTAATCGACCGATGAACTTACTCATTTCTTTACATCAGCGACCTTAACTGATGTCTACACTAATTTTTATTCTTAATTTAACTGTTTTAGTTAATAATTTTTTATCTGGAACCTCGCTCCATGCTCCAGAGCTTGGCTCAATCCCAACCATTGTATATCGACTTGGCAATGATATTCCCGACAATGTTTGATCTTGATCAAAGGCATCCATAACATCGTCGGCTAAATCATATAAAGCGTCTAAAGCGTCTGATATGCCCGAACTTGGTATTTCGTAGAAAAGATCGATATTAAAAACATAAACTCTTAAATTTTCAGTGGTAGTTTCGTAATCTGATTCATCCTCTGACGGCGTTATAATTGCCGCCGGATATCCGTCAAATTCCAGTCTCGGTTCGGCATGAACTTCCTGAATTTTCGCTATTTCTTCAAGCTTTGTTTTTATTTGATTTTTTAAAGTTGTATAAGTTGTATCAGCCATAATTATTTAGCTTTTTTCGCTGTTTCTTTTATAATTTCCTCCAAGGCTTTTTCAAACCTGAAATTTATTTTCGGCAAAGCATCCTTTATTCCCTCTTTCAAAAATGGTTTTGCTTTTGTTCCTCTTCTACTTATTGCTCTGGCCACTAAAAATGGCTCTATTCCATGCAATCTGGCCCAACGATTCAAAGGAGTTCCTTCCCCGAAAGACGGCCAATGGGGCCTTGTTCCTTCATGAACAAATATTCCATATTTTGCAGTCGGCCCAAACACTCCTCTTAATGGCTGTAAAGCTGTTCTAAAACTTGACCTTAATCTTCCTTCGCTTACTGGAGTTTTTGGAATAGTTTCTCTTTCTATTTCCATTAATGAATACTTAATAGCTTTCTGTAAATATTTTGCAGATATTTCAGGAAATTTTCTGATTGATTTTCTTAATTGTTCCAAACCTTTAATTTTTATTGACATTTCAGGCATTATATTTCTTTAAAATTATTTCCAAATGAGTTGACATGCCAAAATCCTGCTTATTAACTGCTACTACCGAATATTCATTGCCGTCAGGATCAATAATCTTATCTCCATTCTTAATATCCTCGCTAACATCGCACCAAGCTTTGTGTGTTGCGCCATAGACACCATAAATTTCAAAAGACGACTCATCGGCTATTCTCTGGATATGAGTATCTATGGTGCCAGTAGAAACAAAACCCTTTTTGTGTCCAGAAACCGCTTTAAGCCTTAATATTATTACGCTTTTATTTAAAAAATGCTTAAGTCCCATAGGGCCTTTTATACTTATCCAGAATGCTTTTGATCTCTGGATCAGCCATTGATTCTTTTCTGAATGTCACCGAATAATCACCTAAGCTTTCTGATTGGACATTCCCGGGCTGTTTTCTTTGCTGATAAACCTTTGAGACCAATTTCCAGCAGGCATATTCCAAGTCGCCTGCTCCAGCGCCCTCAAGATAAGTGTCTGAATTATCATAATCATATCCGGCTGTATAAGTTATTCGGTAATGTCGAGGGTACCTCTCAAAAATATTCCTAACATTCTCAACAATCCCTTTTTCGTAATGAATATGATAATATTCCGTATCAACCTCGTCCCAGTCGTCCTCATTCAGATCCGAGCTTCTTTTTTCCAGCTTAAAAGTTGAATTTTCATCAACCGGATAATTCTTCAACAGTAGTTTATTTATCCCACTGCCGTTATAAAGCTCATTAGTATAAGCTGTTTGTTTAAATCTCCTATCGCAATAATTCTCAATAAATTCAGTGCAGGTATTTATAAGGCTGGTCAAAAGTGTATCATCAGATGTACCAGAAATGCCCAGAAAAGTTTTGACTCTGGCCAAATTTGTTAGAGCATAAGACAATAAATCCATGATTTTTACTTAGTTTTAGTTTTATAAGTTCTCTTTTTCCTTGCCGGTTTCATCTCTTTTGTCTTTTTCTTTTCCGGCTTTTTTTTCTCGACCCACTCAGCCCGACCAAGATCAACTAATTGCTGGCATTTTTCAAAATCAGTCTCATAAATAGTGCCGGCTGGATTATCAAGATAACTTGAAATTAATTTTACCTTAGGCATAATTTTTAATTTTAATTTTACGAATTACCGACCTTTATGCTCCGCTCAAGTGAAGGTCGAAAAACACTCGAGCGTAGCATGAAGGCCAGTAAGGCCCTCATTACAAGGTATTTTTACCGATTAAAATTTGCATTAGGATACTCCAGTGTCAGAAATTTCAACGAATGCTCT